CTCAGCAGTCATCTGGAACTCACGGTACACCGTGTCGATGGTGTCGCCGTACCGGGACGCCGCGAAGTACAGCCCGCCCAAGTGCCAATGCTCAAAGTACAACTGCTGTCGTTCTTCGTCGAAGTCAATGAACGCGGCGGTCTGGCCTACAACATCGGACGAATAGAACAAAGCCGGAGACACCGCGTCGAAGTTGCTGGCGTGAATCTCGCGCCACATCTGATCCGCCGTATCGTCTAGCCATGCGTTTCTAAAGTCTGGCTCGCCTTGTACGTCCATGTCGAACCAGCGCATTGATGATGGCACCAGTCCAGACACCTTGGCCGACGCTAGGTCAGACAGTGCATCTGCTGCTGTGTTGTCGTAAATACGGAACTTCTCGCCGTTCGCTTGGCTTAGGTTGCTGGCTCCGTCTAGCACTGTGCCGCCATTCAGCCCGGCCATCAACAACGGGTCGACGTGCTTGGCGCAGTCTCGCCATGTGTTTTGGTAGGAAAGGCTTTCTGATTTCAGCGACTCCAGCCGCTTCAGGATTGCATCTGCGCTCATGTATTACCCCAGCAGGGTTGATGGTGCTGCAGATGCGGACGATAGCAGGGAAGCCGTCTGCTGTCGTGTGCGTGGTGATGTGGCGCCAGTCATGCCTGCCATGCGCTTTGCCTGTTTCTGCTTCGTAGCGGCCTTGCCAGTGTCGCGGGAGACTATGTCGGCGCCGAGGGCTTCTGCGGTGGTTGCATCGCCAGCCGCTACCGCTAAAGCTTTGGCGCGATCAAGGCCGGCTGCGTCGACTTGGCCTGTTGTTATTATTCCAGCCAACTCATTAGAGAATTTTGCTTTCGCTACAATATCGCTACCGGCGGCCAAAATGTCGGCCATTATCTCATCGTAAGTGCGTGCCATTACTGTGCGCTCCAGCCTGATTCAGTCAGAACCCATCGCGGTATCGAAGACCGAGGATAGCCTTCGCCTTAGCGATTGCGATGTCGTCGCTGTAATCGTATGCAGGACTGTCTGGATATTGATCTGATGGATGTGTCATAGCCAATCCTCGCGGTTGTTGGCAAAAAGACCTGCCCGAAGGCAGGGCGGATAAATTGGTTCATACCCCCATCTTACCGCTGAATTGTGAGGATGGCTAGGGATGTGAGCGCCGGTGCGGAAGTGCAACCACCAGTGCACCCTTCAAACCATGGGTACACTGGCCTCAAACCCTTACACACCAGATACCGGCCCTGCCGGTGATGTCACCATCCTACAATATGCCATTGTCTGATGTAAAGAATAAAAAAGCCGGGTGGTGTCCGGCAAGTCCTGCCGCAGCCCGATTGTTCTGCGGTAGGGTGGGGGAAGGGTTGTGGGTGCAGGTTGCGCGTCCTGCCGTTACTAGGCCACGGCTTATGCGAACTGAACCGCGCAGTCTGTGGCGTTCACGTTCCCACACGGCTGTCCCCTGAGGGTTTGGCCCTGCCCGCCATGGTTCGGGTCACAGGGGACATGCGTGTGGGTTGTGGGGTCAGCCTCTTATGGAGAATTGCGCATTTTGAGGCGCATCCTGTTTGCTAGGCGTTCCTTCCTAGCTCAGCGCAACAAGCATCTTTCGACGTGTCACCCCACAAGTCTAGGTTCTACCGTTGATGCGCCCCGGACGCTGTAGCGCATCCCCTATGGCTTCGGCCAGTTCGGCTTCTTTGCTGCATCGTCGCGCTTGGTATGCGCTCGGCTGGGGTACCATCCCTTGCCGACATAGAGCCTAGACTTGTAGTGGCCGGTCTTTCCCGGCTGTCGTGTTGGCCCGTTGCGATCTCGGGTTACTGCCATCATTCACCACAAGCTCAACCGCCTAGCTGTAAGCGGCTGACTTGTGGCCTCTCTAGGGTGCCGTCCTTGGCAGGGAGAGATGTTGGAATCATAGAACATGGAGATGAGGTGTCAACAAACTATTTTGTAACTGCTCCAAAGAATCCAGATTCTTCCAGATTCTTCCAGATTCCGTGGAGACAGAATCTGGATTTGGAAAAGTTAGTTAGTGCTCACTTACCTATAAATAGTATATATATCAATATATTACATCTTATATATATTATATATATACACTAATAGAGACAAAAAAAAATCCAGATTCTCAGATTCTGTCATTTTTGACTTTCTGAGTTTCTGGATTTTTTGGAGATTTTGGAGCGAGATGCAAAGAATCTGGGAATCTGGGAATCTGGATGGTTTTTCTGTTTAGAATCAAACACATCCAGATTCTGTGCCGAGAGAATCTGAGATGGAATCTGGATTCACTCGACAGCAAACAGACGCTTGGTCGGCTTGCCGTTTCGCCCTGTTGTTTCTTCAAGGCGCAACAGACCCGAATCTACCATAGACCTGACCAGATTGGCCAGTGCCTCATCATCCACGTCCTTGCGTCGGCACTTCTTCATGAGGACGCCGATAGTCTCGCCTTGCACGCCCTGGCACAGGTTGTAGATGCGGGCCTGTAGGCCGTCCTTCACCACTGTCCCGTCCTTGCTGTCTGATGCCTTGCTGGCCATGACGTGGCGAATCTTTCGGTCAAGGTCGCGCTTGACGTAGGCGGCGGCCCACATGACGTGCTGTTCCGTCCTGATCTTCTCGCCAGCGGCCAGGATGAGGCTGATCTTGGCCACCATCTCCACCATGCGCCGGACAAGGGCGGTGTAGCCTGTGGTGCCCCGGTGGTGCTCTGCGTACTCATGGCACCAGCGCCGCAGGTCATCCATCATCTGTCTGGCCTTTGGGGCGGTCGGGATGACGATACGGTCGGCATAGTATTCGATGCGCGTTGATTCCGGGTCAAATGACCCATGACTGGCGAGCGCCTTGATGGCGTACACCAGACGCTCCGGCAGAGGCTGCATACCGGTTGCACCGATACGTGGAGCAGGGTTGTCGTTTTCCTCAATAGCCAGGAAGGCGCGAGAGAGGAATCCGTTCTTCGCCATTTCCTCGGTCATGACGCATTCCATGCTGCTTGAGACGGAATAGCCCATGAGCGCGAGGAATGGCCGTATCAGGCCACTTGAGGCGATGGCGTCACACTGGGCTACCAATGCATCGTAACGCCGCTGGTATCGCCCTGTATCGTCCTCTCCGGCATCAATGGCCTTGAGACACTGGCTCAACTCCTTACGCATCTCGGCCAGCAGCTCACGCCTGACATCGCCGGAGACAGAGTAGGTGCCGCCAGCCTTGGTGCTAATGGACATGATCTCGCCGGTCACGCCCTCAAGGTATGCCGCCCCGCCCCGCTTCTTTGCATTCTCGATGGTGCGGAGTACCTCGCCCATTTCATCCACCAGGTAGACCGCTGACTGATGGTCGATGAGGTTGCGAACGATCTCCTGCTTTGACTTGATGGCTCCGTGAAGCACTCCGCCCAAGCCTGCCGCCCGGAGAATCGCGGCAAAGGACTGGGCTACCGTTTCCTTGCCGGTGGCGGATTCGGCGATGCACAGACTCAGCAGGTTCGTGCTGACGTTCATGTAGTCGGTTGTGTGCAGGCCGACGATGGCCCCGACCGCTGTCAATGCGCTGATGACATTCAGATTCTCAAGGGGTTCGTCGTAGCTGTTCCCGTTCATCCAGTCCACGATCTGGCCGACGATGCCGGGTGGCCGTTTCAGGTCGAGTCCTGACACATCGAACGGGAGAACGTCTGGCCGCTGTTCTTGTGGGGGAGGTGGCGCATCATCAATCTGGAACGTGACCGGGACGATGTACCCGTTCTGCTCCGCCTTGAAGATGAGAGTCCCGAGCGTGACAGGGTTCGATGACTTCCCGAACGAGTGCCATTTCCTGCCCATGTCCTCCGGGTTGTATTTGGCCGATGCCTGGCTCCACTTGTCCCACAAGTGGAAGCCTGCGCCTTGGGTGGCATGATGGATGCCCATGCCGACCGTGACCCAGTTGTCATAGGAATCAGGGTCATCAATGTGGGCCAGGATTCCCTCAAGTTCTTCAGCAGACACGTCCACCTGATTACCTGAGACGATGGCTCTTGTCCGGTCGGCGCGCCTGAGCATGGCCAGCAGTTTTTCAGGCGCGTCGGTCAGATCGCAAGGACTGCCAGATACGACCTCATAATCAGCGCCTGACCTGTGCAGACTGCCAGCCCCTACGACGTAGCCGGAGTTCTTGAAGTCGATGCCAGGATAGTCCGTCAGATGCGTCAGGTACGCGCCGTCTGGCCGACTGAAATATATGTGCCTGCCTCCGCCTCCGGTGGCCACGACGAAGCCGGAGACTTTCTCGAAGTCGATGCCGGTATCAGATACCAGTTTTGCATAAGACTCGTTCCCGCCGTTGCGCGGGTCGATGTCGATGACTACATGATTATCAAGGCAAACGCCGAAGCCGGTAGAGATGGTGAACTCTATCATCGTCTCAATCTGTTCCTCTGACCATGTTGGCGAGTGCTGCCAGTTACTGACGCGAGGATGCTTGCCGATGTCATCGCAATCTTCCCGCCCGCACTCACACGCGCCTTGGCTGATTCCCCACAGGGCGAAGGTTCGGAATCCGGCTTCCGTATAGTCTCGAATCAGTTTAATTGTCATGGGATGCACCATCAATGATGCAAGGTTGAACGATGGCAAAGCGCCGGATTTTTGCCGCATCCTCTACACTGAGGACGGCAGCGGACGCCTTAGAACGGTACAGCTTCATATAGCTGACCCCTGCCTGCGCCGCAATAAATCGTAACGGATACCCGTTTCTCTCTAGTGCTTCCACTAGCTCTAGCGTTGTTTTCATGGCTTGTTTCCCGGTGTTTTTGATAGGCAGACGATACCCTAAAAAAAAGTTGTTGCAAAGATTTTTTACAGGCGCTATTGTCGGCCCTGCGAAGAACAGAAAGAGGAGGAACCCGAATGTCTATTCTCGCCCGGATTAGCAAACCTGCTGACCGCCCCGTCGTTGTAACTATCCTTGGTGATGCCGGCATGGGCAAAACATCGCTCGCTGCATCGTTCCCTAATCCTGTTTTTGTCCGTGCCGAAGATGGCTTGCAGGCTGTCCCTGCTGACATCCGCCCGGACGCCCTGCCTGTCCTTCAATCGGTTGACGACCTGTGGGAACAGTTGCAGGCACTCATCGTTGAAGAACACGATTACAAGACCGTCGTGATTGATTCCGTCACCGCCCTTGAACGCCTGTTCATCCAGCACGTCATCGACTCTGACCCGAAAAAGCCGAAGTCTATCAACCAGGCGAACGGTGGCTACGGTGCCGGCTTGTCTGCCGTGGCGACCCTGCACCAGCGCGTGAGGAAGGCCGCTGGCATTCTCAACGAGCGGAAGGGGATGCACGTCGTATTCATCGCCCACGCCGAGACGGAGACGCTTGAGCTTCCAGATCAAGACCCGTACACCCGTTACAGCCTGCGCCTCGGGAAGAAGTCGGTAGCACCCTACGTTGACGATTGCGACGTGGTCGGGTTCATCCGTCTGCGTACGTTCACGATGGGCGATGGCGAGCGCAAGAAGGCAATCAGTGATGGCACCCGAGAAC